GGGTCTTTGACAATACGAGAGATTAACTCGTGATTGTGATTAGTCCATTCAAGACGCTCTTCAATAGGAGCTTTGTCTAGACCATACGTCGTAGACACCTGAAAGGCTAACCATTCCTCAGCTTCAGGATACATGAATGCTTCATCAGCAAACTTAAGTAATGACTTACCAAAGTCAGTATCCTGTGGTGTAAGAAATGCAGGGATTGGGTATGCCCTGCCACGATAATCAAAGCTCCATGGAAGAAAGAATTTCTCCTTGTCTTTGAATCGCTTTACTGCATCCATTGTCATTCGAGTACGACATGACTCTTTGAATGACGCAGCATTTTTGTTACGAACTTCAGCAGCGGCTCGTCGATAATCGTGTCTGCTCTCCTCATTGTCAGCAATGTCTGCTGGCTTGGGAGGCAAAGGGATATCAACAATGGGAATGAACTTCCCAACCTTTCTGCCATGTTCTAGAAGGAACTCAGCTACTTCCACAATAAATGGATTGAGCTTGTATGCCACACCTTGAATCCTGTTCAGGAATTGGTATGGTGTTTCCTCCTGTATAACTAGCTGATTGCCCCTCCGAACCATTTCATGACCACGCATTACCTCGTTCAGTAAATAGCCACCGTCTTGTTGCGGTGACCAATCCTTTGGAGGGATCAGCATCGGCCAAGCAATGGCACTGAACAGCTCAGCATTGGACATGATCTCGTCTTTGATGTCCATGAACGCAGCCGTTGGAACGACAAACGTTTGAGCACGTTTCCCTTTGCGAATCACTTGTTCAGTGAACCAACCACTAGCATGACAAACGCAGTCAAGCAGCCAGTTACCAAGTTTGACGCGCACTGGTGAAGGCCAAGTATTCCAAACATGACCATTGCTGTTCATGGATCGTCTGATGTTGACGAACCTTTGCTGAGTACCACTTGCTTTATGCCAATACTTCTGTTTGAGAAAGTTCAGAAGCTCAGGACATTCTCGCTCGTAGTATCGCATTTGACATTCTTGCTCAACAGCTGTACCAATTGCAGCACAAACATTGACAAACGTAGACGAATCTTCTCGAAAGCTAAACACTTTGTCAAAGATAAGCTTACAAGCAATGGCTGCAGCAGCAAAAGGTTCTATGTCAGCAAGATACTCAGCAATCTCTTTAAAAGCTACACCATTCTTACGTTCTTTAATACGTGAGTTGGTAGCTTCAATCTGAGCAATGACCAATGGAATGAGAGTGTCAACGCTGGCTACGCCATAGATTGAGGCACTGGCATAGTCTTTGGACTCCACATTGTATGTATTCTTGTGAAGGCGTTGTAAACCACAGCTGATAGCTGTTCGTTCCAGCTCATACTGGGCTTCAATCTCACTCAGCGTCGGCATTAAAATCGATGGGTTGGACTAGATCTTGCATGTACTCGTAATCATTAACATCGAAAAATGGATCATCGATGTCATAATCACTCATCATCGTCATCGGAATCGTCAAGTAATGCATCGCCAGGAAATAGGTGGTGAATGGAATCGTTGTCTGCTACTACAAACTCCGTATCAGGAGTACTGAGTAGCTGCTCAACCTTAGCATAAGCTGCGTGCTTTCGCTGGTAGGTATGCTCTTTAACCTTGCCAGTCTTAAGATTCATTTCACGAATGATGCAGTATACAGAAGACGGTAGCTCCCATCCTGCAACCTTCCATGTCATGATCTCCTCAAATGTGTGCTGTTGAAAACAATCATCCGGGGCTTCCGCGTATTCTTGCCAGTTGTTTGGAAAATACTTTTTTGACATCCGTCGTGATTGTGAATAGTGATGGTGAACATGGGCAGACACAAAAAAATCCTGGGCTTACCCTCGAAAGGTGCCAGGATTGTATCAGAATTCGAGGCAATCGTAGTAGCGCCTAGGTCCCTTGGCTGTGTCAGGGATGGCTACGATCAGCCTGTCCTCTTCAAGATCCCGAAGGATGCTATTGGTGACTCGCTGCTTTGGTGTGTTGATGCGTAGCTTGTGCTCAACTTGGTAGCAGCGCAGCCCAGGGTTAGACTTCACGATTTTGTAGACCTCGTGACGTAGCCCATGATAGCGCATTTGTGCATCGAGTGGCTGTTGATCGGGCCAGTAGCCACGGTCAGTTAGCTCATCAACGAGCCAGTTGGCAATGCGATGACGGATGGAGAAACCGGTGAGAGTCATGATCAGTCGTGGTTGCAACGGGACTTGGACTTGCGAACGTTCTCAAGCCGCTCGCTCATTGTAGCCTCATCGAGTACCTCTTCGTATTCGATCTTGACAGTTTCGCCACTGTCCCATCGGCAGAGGTTGGTAAGCTCAAGTTTCTTCATGACAGCCTCGAAGCTATCGAAGACTTGAATCATATCATCCCCGTCATTCCAGGGGTAGCTGTGGCGAACAACAAAGACATGCATGATTAGCCGCAGTAGACAACGGATTCGGGTTGGAAACCAAAGTGGTCAGCGATTGCATCCCACGATTGCGTTAGCCAGTACATCTCATTGATGTGCCTGATGATGACACGATAGCACGAGTGTTCGGCTTCGTAATGGATGTCTGCCTCAGGAATGTTAGAATTCGTAACATCCTCAAGGTACTCGTCGTCAATCCAGAGTTCAAGCATAATCCTTGACCGCCTCTTGAAACTCCTCGTCTGTCATGTCATCAAAGTAGGTCATTAGCTGCTCGTGAGCATAGCACAGAAGGGTTTTCATGTCCATGCCGTCAATGATGAGATCGGCAAGTTCAGAACGTGTCATGGCTGATCAGCTCCAACTGTTTGAAGTGAATGTGATCCATGCACGAATCATCATCATGCAGGTCCAGCATATCAGTGTCAGTGTGACTGACTAGTTGATTGAAAAGGAAGTTAACAAACTCCCTGTCGCTGTCTGTGATCATTGGAGAAAACGCGGAGGTTTTGTTTCTTGACCCACTGTAGCAGGTCGTCCTCAGTTGCAGTCAAACCGTAGAGCTTGTGCAACATTTCGTAATAAGCCTGACGCTTGGTGTCATGCATAGGTTACTGCCTTCCGACTAGGACCATGAGCATGCACGTAAATGTCAGCCCGAGCACCATTGCACAAACCGCGAGTAATACACTGCGACGTGCTATGCTCCACAGTAGCTGGACAGAGTTTGGCATGGGTGACCCGTGCATTGACTGCTGCAACTGTAAAGGTTGCCCAGCCCATTGCTTTGGCTTTGTCATGATCTGTAACACTGTCACAGCTTGCCATCAATAGCCCACGATACGGCGCAGCGAAGGGCTGTTGCCACTGGTGGGTGTACCCCGTCCAGCCAGCGCTGTGAACGTTGAGGTCAAGCACGAGACTGCTAGGAAGTACAGCAGGATCGCCATAGGCACCCCAGCGTATCTTTCGAGAGCTGAGAGCTTTCGTGACTGCATCGTAATGCAAGCGAATGTGAGGATACTTGCCAGCCTTCCACGCTCGGTAGACAGACAACGGTGCCTGTCCTACATTAACGTAGCATGTCCTGACTCCCATGGCATTCTTGCGATGCGGACAATTGCCACATATCGCAACATCACCACCGTCCTGCACGTTGTCAACGGGATCACCGTTCTCGGCAAGGATCCAGACTTGAGCCATGTTGCCAGTCTTGCGATTGGCAGACTCCATGGTCAGAATAGCCACAATGGGCTGGTGGTTGATGGGAGACAGACCACGCCAGAGGACGTAGCCTTTGTGCTTCATGGCTGGTAAGCGAGTGGACTTGTGATTGATCCTATCAGATCGGCGGCTGCTTGGCAACCTGGGCGACGCATTGGCTCAGCTCGGCGAGTCTGGCGTGTCTGTCGCTTGTGATCGAGTGTAGAGGATCAGGCTCGAAAGGTCAACCCCGAAAGGTTCGATCCGTTTCGATGCAACCAATATACAGAGGATCAGAGCAAATCGGCTGGTCTGTTACATTTCTTTAGAAAGCGGACAGATGTCCACACTCCACACCCCAGGGTGCTAGGCTGCCCCCACACCCCAAGCGGTTCGAAGCACCCCCCCGCCACCCTTCAGCGCAAAGGCACCCCGCCATGGGGGTAGGATAGCCCGCCGCACCCACGATATAGGCTTCTTAAATTTCTGTCAAATTTTTACGACCACATAGCCGCTGCAATAGACGGAAACTGCTCAATAATGATGTCCTGAACCTCATCAGCAATCAATTTATGCTCATATTGCGTACCATTAGACGTTCTAAGGTCACAATAATGCAGCCAAGACCGCAAAGTACCATTCATATACATCCGAGTAGGCGTAGACAGAGGCAAGACCTCCCTAGCACACTCTTTAGCAACCCCTTTGTCCAACAATTGATGATAAAGCTTCATACAATTGTCATAATGCTGCTCAATGTCATCAGTCAGACTATCAACAAGAGACGGATCAAGGGTATTAGTAGAATTTTGTCTATTAATCAGATCTTGCTCTCTAAGTCGCGGCAAGACTGGCAAGGAATAGACTTCTGAATACCTTTGACTAAACTCTTGAAATGAAAAGCTACGATGCCTAAGGATCTGAGCTGCAATACTGCGTGTAGTTCTAATTTCTACACACATATTTACCATTTCAAAAGGACTCCAATGTTTATGC